GAAGCTGAAGTTGCTACCGCTATGAGAGCTAGCAAGATCACTACTGTTGAGCCTATGGAAGGCAAGCAGATCGCTATCACTGAGGGTGGTTCTACAACCAATTATCCTCTTATCGGTGTGCTTGTTAACCTTGCAGACTACAACGTAGGTGCTAAGAATGGCGCTAAGACTGACTTCTTCGAGGACTTCGATATCGACTTCAACCAGCAGAAGTATCTGTATGAGGCTCGTATGTCCGGTGCTCTTAAGAAGCCCTTCTCTGCAGTAAGCTTCTACCTTGTAGAAGGTAACTAATTTATAGGAGGTAAAGAGAATTATGGAGAGACTCTATAACGATGCAAAAGATGAGCACGTTGCTACTTATGTAGCTTATGGCAAGGCTGCTGACAGCAAGCTTTACTATGATGCAGACTATACTAATCAGGTTACTCAGGCCGATGCAGCAGAAGCTTTCTCTAAGGGAAGACTTCTTGTTGTGACTGCTGCTGGCAAGGTTGCTGCACTTGGTGTTACAAGTACTAAGGTTCTTACCGTGGCTATGTCCGGATCACCTGCAGCTCTTACCGCAACTGAGTGGGCTGTAAAGACTGCATAACTATAAACGATGATCAAAATGGAGGCCTTTTATGAAGTGGTATGGACAATTGGGCTACAGAGAAAGCGTGGAAGTTGAGCCCGGTGTGTGGGAAGATCAGATCATAGAGGTAAATAAGTACGGTGACGTCCTTAGGAACTTCTCATCTAACCAGCAGGGTGCCAAGATTAATGATAATATATCTGTTTCCAATCAAATAAGCATAATTGCTGATCCGAACCTGCTTAAAAGCTTCCACAAGATAATCTATATTACTTTCGGAGGAGCCAAGTGGAGAGTAAGTACTGTTGAGGTTCAATACCCCAGACTTATTGTTACACTTGGCTCTCTGTATGTGGAGGATGAAGACGATGGTGATTGATAGATTAACACTACATAACAAGTTAGTGGAGATTCTTGGTTCTACCAACGTCTACTATCAGGAACCTCCGAACACTGGGATGAAATACCCGTGTATTCTGTATAGTTTCAACTCGATTAGGGTTGACAAAGCAGATAATAAACCTTACATACTCACCGGAAACTGGACTATTACTCACATGTACAAGAAAATCTCCAATGACACTATTAAGTATGATCTACTTGATGCGTTCTTGGGGATTTCTTTTGACAGAAGAATAAAAGCCGACGGTGTTTATAACGATTACTACACATTAAATGAATAAGGAGGAAATACAAATGTCAGTAATTACATTTGATAATACCGGCGAGAAGAAATTCGAAGCTGGTGTGGACCATTGCGTCCTTTATCCCCAGACTAATGGGGCTTATCCTAAGGGTGTTGCTTGGAACGGTATTACCGGTATAACCGAGTCTCCTGAAGGTGGTGACGCTCAGGATTTCTACGCAGATAACATCAAGTATGGTTCTCTTCGTGGTGCTGAGAACTTCAATGGTACTATCGAGTGCTATACCTATCCCGACGAGTGGAAAGGTTGCGACGGTAGAGCTGATCTTGCTGATGGTGTTACTTTTGGTCAGCAGTCCAGAAAGATCTTTGGTCTTTCTTACAGAACTCTTATCGGTTCTGATGCTATGGAGCTTGGTGCTGGTTACATCCTTCACCTTATCTATGGTTGTACTGCTTCTCCTTCTTCTAAGTCTCGTTCAACTGTTAACGAGTCTCCTGAAGCAGGTACCATGAGCTACGAGTTCAAGACTACTCCCGTTAACGTATCCAAGATCGCCAATGCAAAGGCTACTTCTCACATCGAGATCGACAGCACAAAGGTTTCTGCAGCTGCTCTTACAGCAATCGAGGCAGCTCTTTACGGAACTGATGGTACTGTATCCTACAGTGCTGTTACTCCCGTTGGAACAGAGAACCCTGTAACCGAAGGTTGGTATGAGAAGAACGGTGATGTTTACACCCTGTCTACTGATACTGCAGTTGATTCTCAGAAGACTTACTATAAGAAGACTGAGACCGGTGGAACTGATGGTTATCTGCCTTCACCTGATGATCTCTACGATCTTATCAACAACCTGTAATTTGATACAAATCTGACAAATTGTGCCCTCTCTTCAGGAATCTGTTGAGGGGGCACTTTTTATTTATTCAAAAATTGGAAGGAGATTTTAACTATGTTTAAGATTCACCAGAAATATGAAGATTACAACGGAAATGAGAGAGAAGATGATTTCTACTTCAATCTGTCAAAGGCAGAGTTGTTGGAAATGGAACTCTCAGAAGAAGGCGGGATGGATAAGAGATTACAGCGCCTTATCGGTTCCCAGGACATGAAGGAAGCCATCAAAGTGTTTAAGGCAATCGTCCTTATGGCTTTCGGTATGAAGACTGACGACGGTCGTTTCGTAAAGAGTCCAGAGATCAGAGACGCTTTCACTCAGTCAGCAGCTTACAGTGAGATTTTCATGGACCTTGCAACAGATCCGGACAAGGCCCAGAAGTTTATAAACGGCATTCTTCCTAATATGGACAATGCTGTACCGGCACCGCCGTTACCTAACAAGCACAACTAATTTGCAAAGGAGGCGATGAGTCGTATGCTCAAAATAGACATTATCGGAGGTGAAATGTTTGATGAAGCAACTGAAAAGTTCATCACCATTAAACCTACGACACTTTCTTTAGAGCATTCCCTCATCGCTATTTCCAAGTGGGAGTCAAAGTATCATGTACCTTTTCTTGAAGAAGAGGAAAAGACACCGGAACAGATACGTTATTACATTGAATGTATGACTATTACTCCAAATGTAGATCCGAATATTTACAAGACTATGCCTATGTGGCAGATCGAGGAAATTATGGATTACATAAGGAATCCGATGACAGCTACTTGGTTTGGTGATGACGGAAATAAAGGTAGTGGACGAGTTAAGAGGGAGATTATTACTTCAGAACTTATCTATTACTGGATGGTAGCTCTACAAATACCAGCAGAATACGAGAAATGGCACATCAACAGATTACTAACACTGATACAGGTATGTAATGTAAAGAATGCCCCCAATGATAAGAAAATGAGCAGAAATGAAATCGCAAGGAACTATGATGCGATAAATGCTGCAAGGAGAGCTAAGTTAAATACTAAGGGGTAAACAATTATGGGCAGTGGGATTTATTTAGAGGTCAAAGGTGACTTTTCTAAAACCTATAAGTCTTTGAAAGATCTTAGCCTGTTTTCTACCTATAAATTAATGGGGATATTAGAAAAGTATGGCGAAGAAGGAGTTAGGGCATTGCAAAGTACAACTCCTAAAGATTCAGGTCTTACTGCAAGTTCATGGTCATATGACATAGAAGTCGAGAAGGATCTAATAACTATTTCATGGAATAACTCGAATATTAATGACGGTGTTCCTATAGCAGTTTTAATCCAGTATGGTCATGGAACAGGTACCGGTGGATACGTAGAAGGTGTTGATTACATAAATCCTGCAATGCATCCAATATTTAAACAAATTGCAGATTCTGCTTGGAAGGAGGTTAGAGGCTTATGAGTAAACTTATAGAAGAACAAGTTGTCAAGATGCAATTCGACAACAAAGGATTTGAGTCCGGCGTTCAGCAGTCGATGAGCACACTTGATAAGCTTAAAGCCGCTTTACATTTCAAAGATGTAAACCTTTCTCCTCTTGAGAAGGCCTTCTCTCAGGCAGAAGCTACTGCAACTAAAGCTGGTTTTCATATCAGAGATGTCTGGCTTAAGATGTCCGAGGTATTTGAATACCAGGTAGCACGAAAGATTGTTGATACAGGTGAAAAGATTGCCAAAGCTTTAACAATCGAAGGAGCCATGGACGGTTTTAAAGAATATGAACTTAAGATGGGTTCTATTCAGACCATTATGGCAGGTACAGGAGAATCCCTGGCCACTGTAAACAAATATTTGGAAGAGTTGAATACATATTCTGATAAGACTATATACTCTTTCAAAGATATGACAGATAACATTGGTAAGTTTACTAATGCAGGTGTTAGCCTGAAAGATGCTGTAAATGCTATCAAGGGTGTAGCTAATGTTGCAGCAGTTTCTGGTGCTAATGCAAATGAAGCCTCGAGAGCGATGTATAACTTCTCTCAGGCTTTGTCAGCAGGTTATGTAAAACTTATCGACTGGAAATCTATCGAAAATGCCAACATGGCAACTAAAGAGTTCAAAGAGACTCTGTTGGAGACAGCTCTTGCTTTAGGTACAGTTGTAAAAGAGGGCGAGAATTATAAGTCCACTACAACTAATGCCCAGGGTAAAGTATCAGATCTTTTTAATGCTACAAGGAACTTTAATGATAGCCTTAATCATCAATGGATGAGCACTGAAGTCTTAACAAAGGCTTTGGAAATCTATGCAACAGATGTTCGAGAACTTACAGATGATGAAAGAAACCTTTATAAGCAGGAGCTAGAAGCAGCTGGCTTTACACCCGAACAGATATTTAAATTCGAGCAGTTAGGTATTAAAGCTGCTGATGCCGCTACAGAAATTAAGACCTTCTCACAGCTTATGGATACCCTTAAGGAATCAATTGGTTCCGGATGGGCAATGACATGGCAGTATATTATAGGTGATTTCGAGCAGGCAAAGGATCTTTGGACACAAGTAGGTAGTGCTGTTAATAGTGTTATAGACAAAATGTCTGATGCAAGAAACTCTCTTCTTAAGAATGGTCTTGCATCAGGTTGGGAAAAGATAACCCAAGTAACCAATGCAGCTATACCCGCTACAGAGGTATTTAGAGAAAGACTTACTGAAGCTGCTGTAGCCCAGGGTATACTTACAGAAAAAGAAGGCAATCAGATAACTAAAACCACCGATTGGATTAGATCCATTCAGGAAAAAGGTTGGCTTACAAAAGAATTCTTCAAAGAACAAACCAGAGAATACTATACATATTTGAAAAGTTTGGACGAAGAATCTTTATCAGCATTATCCATAGATCCTAAAGAGCTTAAACAGCTTGAAAAATTTATTGGGATAATGGAATCTTCCCCCGCTATATTCAATAAGCTTTATGATTCAATGAAGCAAATGGGTGGAAGAGAAAACGTTCTTGAGGGATTGAAAAACATAATTTCTGGCATAGAAGAAATCCTTCAGAGAATCAGTAATGCTTGGAAAAGGGCTTTCGGAAAAGTTAATGCTGATGATATTTATGATCTTACAGTAAGGTTTAAAGAATTTTCCGAAAAACTTCATTTATCACGTGAAGCCCTTAAGTCTATAGAGACAGTTGCTACTCTTGTATTTAAAGCACTTAAGGCAGGAATAGACATAGTCTCTACTGCAATAAAAGGTGTAAGTAAACTTGTGTTACCTATACTTAACCTTTTAGATGCAGTTCTTGGCGTCATAGGAGAGATAATTGCAGCAATAACCCGTTCAGATGGAATCGTAGGGTTTGCAAATAAACTTGAATCTGGCGGTGAGAGAATCAAGAATGGTTATCTGGCAGTAATGCAGAAGATAGCTGACACAATAAACAAAATTGCTGAAGCGATCAGGAATTGGCGTGACAGCGAGATGTTTAAGAAAATAAGTGATTGGTCTGAAAAAGCTCATGATTCTCTTGAAAAACTATGGACAGATTTCGAACAACTTCCAATAGTTCAGGAGATGATGGCAGACTTCGACAAGGTTTCCAAGAAAGTAAGCGATGCATTTGCAGAGCTTGGTAAGAAGATTGAAGGGTTCTTTAAATCTGTTAAGAGTACTGTGACTCTTGATAATCTTAATAATGTACTTACAAAGATTTATCATGGACTTAAAAACTTCAAATCAATACTTGGAGACGTTAAAGACAGCCTCGTTAATTTCTTCCAAGAAATCAAGAGTGGTAAGAGTATTACAGAATCATTCAAAGATAATTTTGGAGAAATTATAGAATTCTTTAATCAGCTTAAAGAAGGTCTTGCAGATTTCTTCGATAAAATATTTGGTGATGGTAATACAGAATCCAAGTTCAAACAACTTGGTGACACTATTCACGAATTCTTTACAACACTTGATGCTGATAAAGTTACTGCAATAGTGTTAACCACTGTATTTGGTCTCTTTGCTATTAACTTACTGAGACTTACCAACGCTATGAGTGATGCTATCACGGCAATAGGTGGTACATTTAATACTCTTAAGATGGTAATTAACAGTTACATGAAGAGACAAAAGAATGTACTTCTTCAGATCGCAGAAGCAATTGTAATAGTTGCTGGTGCTATTTATGTATTATCTACAATTGATGGAAATAAACTTAAACAAGCACAAACAGCACTTATAGTAATATCTGCTTGTATCGCAGTATTGTTGGTTATTACTACAATACTTACTAAAGTTGCTAATGCGGGTTTGGCAGATACGGCTAAAATCTCAAGATTGGCAGAGATGACATTCTCATTAGTTGCTTTATCTGGTGTTTTAGTATTAGCAGCATTTGCTCTTAAGAAGATATCCGAATTAGAGCTTAACATGGACATAGCCAAAAAGGCTTTGGCTGTAGTTGGTATCGTTGGTGTCCTGGCAGGAATGGCAGCAATACTTGCTAAAGTGAAAATTCCTGGTGGCGATAAATCAGGAATTTTAAAGACATCTGTTACTTTAGTCGCTATTGCAGGCGCTTTGTATATTGTAGCGTTGGCTATGGAGAAAGTAAGCCAAATTGCAGGAGACGAGGAAACCATCAAAGAGACAACGAATGCCATGCTCAAAATGATGGCTGGTTTAGCTGCTATAGCACTCGCTGCAGGATCGATTGGCGGTTTTTCAGCATTAGGCATCCTTGCTGTAGTAGTATTGTTCGAAAAACTTATGCCCAGGATCGAGCAGATAGTTAACTATGACTATTCAAACATTCAAAGCGGACTTTCAAATAATGAAGAGATACTAAAGAAGATCGGTGTAATGACCGGTATCATGTTAGTTATTGGTGGCCTATTTGGTAAAGGCTTCAGTAAGATGGGTACCGGCTTAATTAAGTTAATTTCAGTAATGGCCTTGTTAGTTATTGTGGCTAAATATGCAAGTACACTTGATGTATCTGGTATGACACAAGGCATAACTTTCATTGAAAGTCTCGTTTCTATGCTATCAGTAATGGTAGTATGTTTAGGCCTTTACAGTCTAATGAGTAAATTGGACAAAGGTCAAAGAGGAGGCATGGGCCTTGGAGTATTCCTCGGTATTGCCTTAACCCTTGGTGCTATGACACTTATTGTTAAAGCTGTCAAAGACTTAGATCCTGCTTCTTTACAGAAAGGCATTAAGTTTATAGGAGTTTTAACATTACTTGTCGACTCGATGTTTATTGTTGCTGGTTTAGCAGGTAAGAGTGGGGCATCATCATTCAAGAGTCTTGCACTGATCTTATCAGGTGTGGCATTTATTCTTGGATTGATGGTTACCTTATCAATAATTAAGGATAAGGGATCACTGTATACCTCAATGGCAGCAGTAGCAGTTGTTCTGCTATCGCTTGGTGTAGTATTTGCGGCTGTAAGTAAAGTTCAAGCCTCAGCAAAAGATACCAGGATGGGTATGGACAAGTCTGGAGTGGCATCAGGACCTATATTTATGGTAATAATGGGTATCGCAGCAATCATCGCTGGTATGGTTTGGTTATCAAAACAACCAGTTGAGAATATTGCTGCAGCAGGTACTGCTATAACTGTAGCCATGATTGCTTTCGCAGGAGTTCTAGCGACTGTTGGGAAGTTGGATAATGCTGCAGAAGGTATTGGTAAGAAGAAATTCTCTACAATACTATTTTCCATTATTGGTGTTGCTGCAGTGGCAGGCATGTTACTCGTTTTATCGAAATATGCTAAAGATGCACAAAGTATGGCGGCAGCAGGTGCTTCCATTATGGCAGGCTTACTTGGTTTATCAGCATGCATTAAGGCTTTAAGTCGTGTTGCTGATTCGTCTGGTAATGATGTTAACTGGAAGAAACTACTTGCAACTGTTGGTGCTGCAGTAGGAGCATTAGCCGCGGTATCGTTAGCAATCGGTTTGTTATCAAAGCATGGTGGCGATCCTGGAAATATGGTCGCTGCAGCTACTTCCATTACTATAGGCCTTGTTGGTGTAGCAATATGCTGTACCGCAATGGGATTTGCAGGGAAACTTTGTAAAGAAGCCAATGTAGACACTACTGCAGAAGTTATATTAGGTGCTATAGGAGCAATGGGCGCCGTTGCATTCGCAATCGGTAAACTTGCAACCTTAGGTACTGATAGCAAGAGTTTAATAGACTCTGCTTTAGCTATAGGTATTGGTACGGTTGCTATTGGTGCTGCTGCGGTTCTTATGGGCTTAGCAGCAAAGATTGCAACAAATGCTAATCCTGCAAATGCAGCGATAGTATTAGGCGGTGCAATAGCAGCTATATTTGCAGTTGCTGGTTCGCTCATATGGCTTGGTAATGCTTTATCACCAGAGCAAGCAGACAACGTCGTTAAGATGGCTCCATCATTCGCGCTTGTTATGGCTGCATTTGGTGTAATGTGTATCGCCATGGCAGCAGCCGCTAAGATCGGTGGTACATTACCAGGGCTTTTAACAGCATTACTTGGTGGTATTGGAGCATTAATAGTTATTGTTGGTGCAGCCATTGGTTTAGGTGCCCTATTTAAGAAGTTCGAAGGCTTAGAAGGGAAGATGAACCATGGCCTTGATGCGATGGTCAACATATTCACTAAGGTCGGAGAAGCTCTTGGCGGATTAATTGGTGGATTCTTAGGAACCATGATCGGTGAACTAATTGCCGGTGTAGGTACAGGACTTAATATTCTTATGGATGATGAACATTTAGGTGGTTTCTTCGATAAGGTATCTAAAGTTCCTCAGAAAGCCATAGATGGAGCCAAGAATGTTGCCGGAGCAGTAGCAGCATGGGTTAGTGTTGGTTGGGATCAGTTCTGGGCTTCATTGTTTGGAGCCAATGTTAATTTTGATAAGTTCAACTTCGAAACAATCGGCAAGATGATTGTTGGTTTTGCAGAATCTGTAAAAGATGTTTCTGAAAGTGACTTAGAAAAAGCTAACATAGCAGCCAACATAGCGTCATCAATAGGTGTACTTGCAAATAACCTTCCTAAGAGTGGAAGTATATTTGAAATCTTTACAGGCAAGACTACAACACTTGAAGATTTCGGAAAAGGACTTAGTGCATTCGCCACAGGTATAAAAGATTTTGCTATAAAGGCTAGAGGACTAGTTGATGAAGATATTGCAAACATACAGAGAGTAATCCAGGCAGCAGATATTATCAGTGGTTTCTCGAAGACTTTACAGTCCTATGGTGGATTAAAAGGACTTATATTTGGTGATAGACCTACTATAGAAGAGTTTGGTGAGTCTATAGTAGCATTTGTTGAGAATCTTATTGAATTCGTAGGTAAGGCAAGAGAGCTTGAATTAGGTGGTGCAGATTATCCTGTCCTTATTCAGAAAGTATCAGATTCAGTTGTTCCACTGAACGACCTTTCTAAGAATCTTGATAGAGTAGGTGGATTGTTTGCTAAAGTTGTTGGATATAGTGACCTTAAGACATTTAGTGATACCTTTGTACCGTTTGTAGAGAATCTTTACTCATTTGTTTCATATGTAAGAGATAATCTCAACTGGGATTTCGAAGGCCTTATTTCTAAGGTTACAGCTTCAGTAGATCCATTGGCAGAGCTTGCAGCAAAGCTTTCTGAAAAGAAGGAGAACTTCTTTGGTATTGGTACTCTTGATCTTGATGAGTTCGGTAAACAAATCAAGAAATTTGGTGAAAAGATAGCAGACTTCTGTGCAGATAATGCCGATATAGACTATACACCAATTACCAATATGGTTAATATTGCAGAGCCTTTAACCCGATTATCAGCTTTAAGTTCTTCAGTTAATGAAGATGGTATTGCATCTATAGTTAAGGCTTTAAACGAAATAGCTAAGATCAGTCTTGAGAAAGTAGCAGAAGCATTTAATACCGATTCTACAGTAATTGAAGCTATAATAGCATTAATTACTAAGATGACTACAACTATAGTAGACAATACTGCATCTACTGTAGAAGTATTTAAGAAGTTTAGTAATGATCTCATATTAGGAATTAAGACAGGTATTGAAACTGGAACTTCTTATCACGTTATACCTTCAATTTCTAATATGATTACTTCTATAAAGAATAAGCTAGACGAATCGATGAATACTTCAGACTTTGAAGAATATGGTAAGAATGTTTCTATTGGTTTAGCTAATGGTATAGAGTCTGAAGCTGAGGGAGCAATAAGAGCTGCAGAGTCACTTGCTAGACGGGTTGCAGAGATTACTGCAAATGCTTTACAGGAGGAATCACCTTCTAGATTATCTAGAAAGTACGGTATGTATTGGGATAAGGGCTTGGAGTTAGGTATTGAAGATGGTACTGGTAGTGTTTTAAGAAGTGTTAATACGTTAGGTGATGAAGTTATATCCTCAACTCAGAAAGTTTTTTCAAGTATTAATAACATTCTTGATATGAATATGGATTATGAACCTACTATTAGACCAGTAATTGATACCAGTGATATAGAAGAGAAGAGTAAAGAGATTAATAAGATGCTTTCATTAGATACACAAGCTGCTAATAAAGCTTCTTTATCATTCGACTTATCAGATTTAGTTCTTCTTAGAAACGTAGCTGGAACGTTCAATGCAAATAAATACTATGCTCAAAATGCCAAGATTTCTACAAACGATAATGGTGATACTACGGTTTCGGGCACAGGCACAACGTTCATACAGAACAACTATTCACCTAAAGCTCTGTCAAGAATTGATATTTACCGTGATACACGCAACTTGTTCTCACAAGCCAAAGGAGCATTGTCATGATTAAGAAAGTCATTGTCACAAACTACTTAGGCGAATCTATAGAATTTGAATTGAGGGCCCCAGAAAAAACGGGGCTCTTTATTCGTTCTATTGATGGCTTAGGTCCTGGTAAGGCCAGCATCAATACTACAGACATTGCTTCTGATGATGGATCTATATTTAACTCAGCAAGGTCAGAGCAAAGGAATATAGTACTGACGCTTGGCTGTTTAATAGCTGATGGCGTTACGGATTCAATTGAAACTGCTCGTCAGCTTACATACAAGTATTTCCCTAAGAAGAAGCCGTTGAAGTTTTATATTCTTACGGATAACAGAGAGTTGGAGATACTTGGTTATACAGAATCTAATGAACCAGAGATCTTTACTGATGATGAGACAACTCAGATAAGTATAATCTGTCCAGATCCTCTGTTCTATTCAGCAGGAGAAGGTGGAACTCATACAACAGTATTCAATGGTGTAGACTTCCTGTTCGAGTTTGCATTTGATAATAGCTCTATTGGTGTACCGGTAACAATCATACCTGGTATAGCTAAAGAGAAACAGAAACTAGTTCTCGAGTTACCTGACCCTTTAGATCCTGAGGAAAAACGAACCATTGATGCAACGTGTACGTACTTCGTTCCAGTAGAAGGTACAGATTATTACTTCGATGGTTATGTGTATTTCCCGGTTGCTCAGGAATGGAAATCCATAGGGCAATACATCTACTATCAACCAGTAATTGAGATGGGTTCAATAGAGATTCTGAAAGAACGAACTATCTGGTATGATGGTGATACCGAGACTGGTATAATTATTAAGATACATGCCATCGGTGCCGCTGAGCATATAACCATTTACAATACCGGAACTCGAGAGAAGATGGCTCTTGATACCGACAAACTTGAAGTTTTAACTGGTTCCGGATTAGGAGCGGGTGATGAAATCACAATCTCTACAATCAAAGGCAACAAATACATCACTCTTTTGAGGAATGGTAGGGAGTACAATATTCTCAATATTATGGATAAGAACGCCGATTGGTTCCAGTTAGCAAAAGGTGATAATATCTTCACCTATACTGCTACTTATGGGGCATCCAATCTGCAGTTCAAGATCCTCAATCAGGTTGCATTTGAAGGTGTATAAGTAACAAATTCAAAAGGAATGGGGCGATAAGATGAATATATTTGTTATGAACGATAAGTTTGAAGCTATCGACATAATAGACGCCTACGAATCCGTCATATGGACTGACCGTTATATTGGTTATGGTGATTTCGAAATCTATGCCCCATTCAGTTTGGATTTACTGAAGAAGGTAAAACAGGAGTATTACCTAACCACGTTAGATTCAGAACATGTGATGATAATTGAAGGTGTAGAGATTCTATCTGATACGGATAACGGTAACCGAATAAAGATCACTGGTAAATCTCTGGAATCAATACTTAACAGAAGAATCATGTGGTATAGAGCAAGTTTTACAGGATCTTTACAAAATGCGGTACAAAGCATCCTTACAAATACAATAATCAATCCACAAATAGCAGACAGGAAAATCTCCAATTTTATATTTGAGCCATCTACGGATGAAAGAATCTTGGCACTTACTGTAGAAGATGATTTTACAGAAGATCGTAATGTATATGACATAGTAACAGCATTATGTGAACGAAACTTCTTGGGTTACAAGATTACTTTAAATGATAATCATCAGTTTGTATTTAAGCTCTACATGGGACAAGACAGATCATACAACCAACAAACTAATCCTTATGTAGTATTTAGTCCTAACTACGAAAATATTATCAACTCAAATTATATTGATAGCACAGAGATAATGAAAACTATAACTCTGGTTGCAGGTGGAGATACAAGCATTACTGTAGGCAGTGGAAATGGGTTGCTTAGACGAGAGATCTATACCGATGCTAGGGATATTCAACCAGACAAAGTAGCAAATTACAATGAAGCACTTAGACAAAGAGGACAACTTACCCTTTTAGACAACAGTAAAACAGTTAACTTCGAAGGAGAAGTAGATGCTGTACGAATGTTTGTTTATGGTGAGGACTTCTTTATAGGAGATGTAGTGCAGATCTCAAATGAATATGGAATAGAGGGTTCAGCAAGAGTTATGGAGTTCATCAAATCAGATGACGCCTCAGGCTCTAAAGCTTACCCGACATTTGAAGCAATCCAAGACATTGACACAACTGTTGATGATCTTACACCAAATGAGTAAAGGAGAACAACAATGGCAGTAACATATGGCTTTTATAACGCCTTAAATCATGATAGGCTATATGACGCCATTCAGATGAGCAGTATATTTGACGGTATCATACAAGATGGTATATTCTCCACCATCGGTGATAGCCTGATAGTAACTTCACCTGAAGATGGCATGTATGTCGATGTTGGACCGGGTAGAGCGTGGTTCAATCATACTTGGACATACAACGACACCATATATCCTATAGAAGCTGAAGAAGCTGAAGTGGTTCTGGATAGAATCGATGCCGTGGTACTCGAGGTTAACTCCGCGGCAGAGGTCAGAGCTAATAGGATATATTTCATTAAGGGTACTCCGTCATCTAATCCTGTTAAGCCTACAATGGTACATAATCCAGAAGTCAATCAGTATGCTTTGGCTTATGTACATATTCGAGCTGGTCAGACAACTATATTCCAGCAGGATATCGAGAATGTTGTAGGTACTGATGAGACACCTTTTGTTACGGGTTTACTTCAGCAGGTATCCGTAGAGCGATTACTTCTTCAGTGGGATGACGAGTTTCATAGATATTTTGCTAACTTTAAAAGAGTTAGTGAGGCAGACCTTTTAACTTGGTTTAATGCTAGAAAAGATGAGTATGACGCCTGGTATGCAGACATGGAACGCGAAGGTGCCGAGGATTTGGAAACTTTCGACACTTGGTTCCAGCATATGAAAGATCAGCTGGATGAGGATGCAGCAGGTCATCTTCAGGCTGAGATAGATGAGTTGGCAGAGGCTTGTGAGAAGGGTTCGGTTTTAACCGTGACTACGGACGAACCAGATCTTATAGGTCGAACTTGTACTGTTAGCCAGGGACTGAATAGTATAAATAAACAGTTTGATTCTAATGGGGTAGCCGAGTTTCCCTCAGTTCCTTATATTGGTAACGATATTGATATAAGAGCTACCTATGGCGATAATATAGCTCAGACAGTTCTTACCATACCTTATTTCGGTAGATATGGGGCTGATATAGCATTTTGGGCAGCTACTATAGATATTCGTACAACTGTGGACACATTGTACGGACGAACAATCACGATATCCAAAGGAGGAAGCGTTGTGGGTACTACAACATTTGATAACACCGGTCATGCGGTTTACAAGGTGCATGAGGCGGGTACCTATCATATTTACACCAGTACCGCGGGTGGCGACGTTTACGAAGACGATGTCGTGGTTACTGAGGAAACATTATATAGTATAGAGCTAGGATTACCTAATGGTAACACGGCTCTTCCGGTTAATGATATTCAGCTGTGGCTTAAGTGTGCTGGCATTACTGATAAAGAGTATCTTCAAACTTTAGCCGAGGTGCTTAACGAGCCTGAGACTTATGAGTTACTCCTGAGCGATAGTAATGCATGCAATTACATGGCGAGAAGTACAGAATGGGCATTAGCAGAGGGACAAGTTCCTACTATGACGAGCAATACTACTCCTAGTGGAACCGCCTTTGCTATTACGGCTTATAGCGCAGATTATGCCGCATGGAAGGCATTTGATGGTAACGATAGTTCGGCTTGGATATCTTCCGCTGCCTCATCATCTGCAAGTTATTCTAACCTTTATGTCGGATATACTTTTACAGAGGCTAAAATAATAAGGTCATATTATGTGAAGTTTAAGTCCGAGGTAACCGCTTGTACTTATAAATTACAAGGCTCAAATGATGGTACTAATTGGACTGACATAGGCTCGGCAAGTACAAAACTGGATGGCTTAAATTATATTGATAACGATACGGCATACACTTCATATCGGTTATTTATTGTATCTCAAACTGTATCATCATCAAGTTATAACGGTGGGCGGGTTATAACTTTACAATTCTATGAAAAAACCGCCGATATCACAAGTAATGCAGAGGCCATGCGTATTTTGGGAAAATACGATTATGCGTGTGAGGCTCTTTTGTCGGATAGCACTTGGGTGAGCGCGATTGCAAATAGTACATACTATGATAGTGTACTTGATGTTAAAGTGCCGACTATGACCTCTAATACCGCTCCGAGTGGTGAGGCAGGAGCAAGTAGTAGTAATGGGGCTAGACCGCCATATCAAGCGTTTAATGGAAAAACTATAAATGTCAATGATGGTACGACATTTTGGCTTGTAGGTACTCCTCCTGGTTATGTGTATTATCATTTTACTCAACCGATAAATGTTGTTAAAGCCAAAGTTGCTAATCAATCAGGTTCCAGTGTTACATTACAAAGTAAATGGATGTATTCCGATGATGGTGTTGATTGGACTGATGCTACACAACTTGAAGATTTTCAAACATCCACATCAAGGGTAATATATACATATGATTTCCCTTCTTGTGGGGCGCATGAATATTGGGCATTTTATATCAGCGGCCAGTATGCTATAGGTGAAGTCCAGTTCTACGGCAGACACGAGGCACAGACCGATATCATTCACTCCGCTCCGTCAGATACCATTTACTATCTTGACAATGGAAGTCCTGTTACCTTGTGTACGACAGATGCTAATGGTATAGGTGAGGTTGATTGGTCTACATTACCGGTAGGGGATTTAACTCTTTACAGCAGTGTTGCCAAAGATCTCGATGATTTGACCGCTGATTATAGCAAGACCATCGGGGTTACGAAGAATAAAGTCGAAGATTGGTTGATGCCTGTTGGCGCATTGTATTGGTGGGGATGTGAGACCAATGTGATGAATTTCAACAATTCTATTCCCACTAATCATAATGGTTCCGGTGGTTCAACGAGTGTAACTAAAGCTATAAATACTAACAATTATACTATAAATGCAACTGAATCTTGGAATGGCTACGCCTCTTTTGCTCAATCAATAACTAATTCCGTAGACCTCTCAAAGTATAGCGCGGTAAAGATTTATGCGACACGAACCGGAACGGATGGCGGTTATTATTGGCAAGGTCTTAATATCACTGCGGGCGTAGTAACAGGTGTTGGAGCTACATCATCAGCTTCTAACCCTGGTACGGTTCCAAGTGCTAAAGTGTCAGTAAAGAATAATGGGTTGGCTGTATACTCTTTGAATGTATCCGCATTGCAGGGCGCTCACAATATAAACGTCGTAGCTCAATGGAATTGGACTATAGCTTCTACAGTATATTTTGTGCTACTTGTAGAGTAATGCCGTGGGCGACTAAGGAGGAACACTATGGACTACGAAAGAGAGATAATAAATGTAAAAAGGCAAATATCTCAGTTACAGACAGCCTTTATTCAGATGGGTAAGAATCAGGTGCCGGTGACTGAACGATCGGATACTGCTTACAGCAAATGTCCTCAGGTTGATACTAATACCGAAGATATTCAGGCCAATTCCCAGGACATTCTTACCACTCAGGAAGGTTTAGCTCAGACTTACGAAGATACCCAGACCAACGCGACAGATATTCTCGCTACTCAGGAAGGGTTGGCAGAAACCTATGAGGAAACTTACACCTCTATCACTAATTGTGAAGAGGCCCTAGCAGAATTGTATGAGATGATATTACCAACAGAATAAACGCCATTGGGTGGTGCAAAGGGTAGACACCAGGCCTGGTTTCAGAGGATTGTAATTCGCTAGAAAAGCCACAATCAGTGTTAGGTTCGATTCCTAACCCCACTGGCGCCATGATAAAAGGAGGAACCAAAATGGCAAGAGTATATGCTAATTTATGTGAGAAAGGTGTACGTAACTTCTTCTCTGTACCCGAGAATCTTCAGCCAGCAGTTAGACTGCTGATCGAGGCAGATGGATACACTATCAATCCCGATGGAACTGTTACCAAGAATGTTCCCAATGTTCTTGAAGAGGAGCCCGCTGAACCCGTAGAGGAGTAATTCTATGAGTAAGATAGTAGTTACAGCACTGTTGACCGCTGCCGTTACTGTGACAGCATTATATTTCATAATAAGGAGGTATGCTGATATGGCACTTGTTTATGTATCACTTATAATCAAAGGTAGAAGAACTTTCTCATCAGTACCCCAGCCTCTTAAGGCTCAGGTAAGAGAGATCCTTATTGACCTAGAACTCGAGTACCTGATAGATGAGGATGGTGAGGCGTAATGGAGGAATTGCGCAACATAGTTAATATTTTAGCACTGATAGGCGTTCCTTCTTTATGTACTTGCGCTGTGTTCTTCATTAAAGCCTGTGTTAAGTTCTCTAATAAGATAGACGTTCTCATGAACGCCGTTCAGAAGCAGATGAGAAGAGAACTGACAATGGATTACCACAGGTACATGGAGAACGGACGTATCGATGATGACGACCTTGATATGTGGGAAGCATCATATCAAGCTTATCACTCATTAGGAGTGAATGGCATAATGGATTCCCGTAGAGAGGATCTTATTAAACTTAATTCACGCACTGAGAAAAGTAACTTACACTGAAGTGAGGTAAACAAATGAGTTATTCCGTTAAGAAAAACACCATATATCTCACGAGAGGTGACACTTTCCGTGCAATAATAGCTCTCAAAGATGCCGAGGGCGAGATTTACACACCCCAACCTGATGAGACCATTCGCTTTGCTATGAAGAAAAACTACGAGGATGCAGAGCCTCTGCTTCTAATTACTGTACCGGTAGACACCTTAGAGTTGGTTATCCTTCCCAACGACACTAAAGAACTTCCTTTTGGATCTTATGTCTGGGATATGCAGATAACTCGTTCTAATGGCGATATCGACACCTTCATAACTAAAGCGACTCTGGTACTGACGGAGGAGGTGGAGTAAGGCATGGAAGGTCAGATTACTCTCGAATCCCAACTTAGCGGTAATTTATCCGTTGAGGGTAGTCTCAGTGGGTCGTTAGGTATAGCCGCACAACTCTCGGGACTAGTAGATCCGGGAGGGAGTAGCTTTCCACCTTACGAAGGAGACTATGATATTGTACCAAAGGTAGATCTTGATCAGGTATTACCCACGGCTAATCATCGTATGTTACAGGATTTAACAGTCGAGCGAATACCTATACACGAGGTACACGGGCCTACGGGCGGTATAACAATCACTATAGGAGATTAAGAACATGGGATACAATAAAGTCGTCATTAATGGCGTAACAAAGATAGACCTATCCAACGATACCGTCGAGGCGGATAAAGTCCTCTCGGGGTATACGTTCCACGACGCTGATGGTGAGTCAGATACCGGTACTTGTACCTTTGATTCTGACACATCAGATGATACAGCTTCTGCTGGTGAGATACTCTATGGTCAGACAGCACATGCTAGGGGTTCTGCTGTAACAGGTACCATGCCTAATAGAGGTGGGGTAACTGGCACAATCGCAACTAAGGCTGGTACTTACGCAATCCAGGCAGGTTATCATGATGGTTCGGGTACGGTTGAGATCGATTCAACCGAACAGGCTAAGATAATTGATAGTAATATCAAGGCTGGCGTAACGATTCTGGGAGTTCTGGGAACATATTCGGGCGAGACAATCACAGCTCAGACTAAGTCTGTTACACCGACTTTCTCAGCCCAGACAATCCTTCCTGATTCAGGATACGATTATTTGGCAGAGGTTGATGTGGCAGCAATCCCGGTAGTTGAGACACCTACTCCTGGTGGAGGGACAACCATAACTGTGGGGTGATAATTAATGGCAGTTAATAAGGTAGTTATTAATAACGAAACCAAGATAGACTTATCATCTGACACAGCCACAGCGGCAGATGTTGTATCTGGCAAGACTTTTCACGATAAGGAGGGTCTGCTTAAGACTGGTACGTACGTTCCTACACCAGAGTGGACAGCGATTATAGACTTTACTACGTCTATGCTCGAATTGTACGGACGAGAGATAACCATAACAAAGGTAGTTGAGTAATGAAAGTAGAAGACGCAATACGTCGTGCTAAAGCCGAAGTCGGTGTTACCGAGTATCCTGCCAATTCCAACAATGTTAAATACAATATTTGGTTCTATGGTAAGATGGTACAAGGCTCAGCTTATCCTTGGTGCGCGGCATTCATTAGTTATATTTTCAAAGACTCACCAAATCTTGTTAAGAAAACAGCCTCATGTCTGAATATGTTGGAATGGTTTGAGGCTCATAACCGTGTTGTGACACACCCCCAGCCAGGGGATATTGTGTTCTACAAATTTAAAACTAATAAACGCCGTACTAACCACGTCGGAATCATTATATCTGTAGAAGATAGTCAGCATTTTACCACAATTGAAGGTAATACATCCATTAAGTCCGACGATAATGGTGGTGCGGTTATGGAACGCCGACGCACTCGAGCTAATGTGGTGGCTTTTGCAAGACCTGAATATGAAGATCTTAACAATTACCACCCGACTCTTAGACGGGGTGCTAAAGGTGAATCTGTTGAGCTCTTACAGGAACTTCTTAATGTTAAAGGCTTTCAGGTTAAAGTCGACGGCGACTTCGGGGTACTTACCGAAACAGCAGTTAAGGAGTTCCAAAAAGCCAACAGATTAGTAGTGGACGGCGTTGTCGGCCCTAAAACATGGGAGGCACTAAAGAAATGATTACTGCTTTAGAACTTCTCGGATCGATTTTCTTTCTTGGTTTGCTAATGGTGCTAGGCATCATATCACTTGTAGTAACATGGAGTGTTGGTAAATGAAGCTTAAAGACCGAGGATTCTCAGACAAATTATATTTTCTAAACTTCGTCATAACTTGGCTTTTTGTTACTGTGTGTATCATCATTACGATATTTAGCGGAAAGCTGGGCATAACAGATCTTTCACTTGTATCGTATGGTATACCGACGGTCTTCGCTGAACTGGGAGTACACACGGGTTATATTGTATGGAAAGCCAAGAGTGAGAACATAAACAAACATCCGGTAATAATGGATGACAATACCTCGTCCAATCGCAACACTCAAGTTGTAGGGTTTGAGATAGATCCACCGGATGATTATGAAATGGATGAATGAAAATGTCTGACAAAACAAAGATCATCCTTCTCAATATTGTAATGTTTATAGTATGGGTTTGTAGCATTATTTACAGTGCTGGTAAACCACTATGAAGGAGGACTAAACAATTATGGACAAACTTAAATCTCGTAAGTTCTGGATCTGTGTTGCCGCAGCTTTGGCTTCTCTCGGTACAGGCATAGGCGGTATTGTAGCAGGTAACCAGACTTTAGCAATAATAGGATCGGTGTGCACCGTAGCGTCAGCAGCTATCTATGCTTTCTGTGAAGCATGGGTAGACGCCAAAGCAGTGTCTATTGATAATGACTTTATCGAGACAGTGGCTCGGGCTTATAACGATTTAAATGGATCTATAGATGAAGAGATAGAAGAGTAATCCAAAATTTTCCCGGGTGGGATTTTTGAGAAATACTTTCCAAAACCAATCACTCAGATAGATGGCAACTATTAACCAAATGTGAAACGGACAAACAGGGCAACTATTTATCTGTCTGAGTGTTGAACCTTGACAAATGGAGGTGAGAGAATGAACACATCAGAAAAAGGTCTTAACCTTATTAAACAGTTTGAAGGGTGTCACCTCACCTCCTATAAATGTCCTGCAGGTGTATGGACTATTGGCTATGGTCATACTTCTGGAGTTACAGAGGGACAGACTATTACACAAGAGCAGGCTGACAAGTATCTGGCAGAGGATCTTAAGAGATTCGAGCATTATGTAGATACTTACTCAAACAAATACGGATACAAACTAAACCAGAACCAATTTGATGCTCTGGTTAGTTTCACATACAACGCTGGTCCTGGTAATCTTGAAAGACAACTGCTTCTTAAAGGCAAGAGGCCCTTGGAGCTTGTCAAATTATATTTACCTACTACCTGCATTAAGGCAAAAGGGAAGATCTTAGAAGGATTAGTGCGTAGAAGGGCCCTAGAAGCCTCTCTAATGGGTGATTGCAAGAAGAACATATGTTTGGTCGCTGAAGAGGTAAAACGCGGTCTATGGGGCTCAGGAGAGCGTAGAAAGGCACTTCTAGAGGATTGCGGGTATAATTACAGAGAAGTACAAGACGAAGTGAACAAACTTATGCTATAATTGGTTACCGAAGTGGTTACCGGTTACGGGGTGAGGATGTACGGAACTCCTTTCTTTGTTATATTTATAGAAGAAACAGTATTCCAGTTCAAGTCCCGCCGCCGGCATCTTACTTTCATCCTTTTCTAAGTTTGTTTAGTTATATTCTTGGTTACTTACTGGTTACCCTCTACAAGTTTCCTTGCAGTCTCTAAATCTATACCGGAATAGTAGTGCATAGAAGCACTTTGAGGACTATTACCGTAGATCAGTGAGGCTATCATTATATTTCCACCAGGGTTATTAGCAACTCGTGTAATACCGTTTCTACGAAAGCTATGAGGACCTTTTATGAAGTCCTTACTTATTTCTATACCAAGTTTCTCACACATTCGTACGTAAAACGGATACACTGCGTTATTGGTTATTACTCCTGTTTCAGTAGTTATATTTGGAAAACAATACTTCGATCCGGGGTAATACTCACCTATAACAGCTCGTAACCTATCGAAGAAATCTCTCAGATCTTTAGTCATAGGGAAGGATCTATCTACATAGGTTTTAGTATGATTAACTATCTTGTTGTAGGATTTATTATTACTATTTCCTTTACGAACTAAGATCTGCTCTTTGTTTATATTTAAGCTTGTTTCAGATACATCACCCCACTCAATAGGTGGAACTTCGCCTCTGCGCAAACCGGCAAGTATCTGAAGCTCTAATGCATATGCAGGCATATAATCTGGTTTAGAACACTGGTATTCATGTAAGTAGACTTTCATCCGATCTAAATCGGCATCTGAATGGACTCTTTTGACTATAGGCGTGCTTTGACTAATCATGTCGTTGAATTTACGGAAATTGACCCTCCCGTATGGATTGTCGTTGATCCAAGCGTGCTCGAACGCTAATGATAAAACTTGTTTGGCTATACCCCTACATTCAAGGAACGCCTTCTTTTTGACTAGACCTCCAGATAAAATAGTATAAAAACAGTCTTCCAAGTCCATCTTGCTGATCTGATCAACATATAACAGTTCCATTGTGGTCCCCCTATAGAACCGATTGTATGCCTGCTGCATATGCAAAACAGTATTATTAACGGAGAGTAACCTCTCAGGATCTTTTACATACTTCAGTTTCTCATCTAAAAGTATTTTAAAACAATCTTTGAAAGTTTTCCTAACTCTACCGTTAATCCCTTTCTCATGTAGATAAACTTTCTCTTTTAAGTTGTCAATGTCCTTAGCCTTAAGTTGCTTTCTACCAGATCTATTGCTCTGATCTGCAACCCAGACATGATAGTAACCATCACTACTTGGTTTCGTAGGGAAGTTATATTTCGATAAGACTTCATCTCTTTCCATCTTCTCATACAGCTTCCGTACATCCTCAAGAGTTAGACTATCAAATTGACAACTTTCTGACAAGGTATTCATGGTCAATATGCTAATCCAAACCTCTGTAACCTGTGTACTTATATTTGGTTTACATAAGCCTAACCTTCTATTGTGTTTACATAACTCCTAAAAAGAATAGACTGAAAATTTCAAAATTACAGTAATAGAATTGTCTTTGCCTAGGCAGCAATTAGTCAGTCGTGAAAGGAGAAGTTATGGGCACAGTTATAAGAGCAGAGATATCCAAAGATAATGAGTACTACATCGATAAGCACCGGTATTATGAATTGAAGCATTACTGCATGCAATACGATACCTGGAAGCAACTTCTTAATAGCATTAATCTCTATCCATCTACAAGTCAGGAAGAACGAGTGAGTGGTAGTCGTGAGATCTATCCTATTCTTAAGACTCTCGAAGCAAGAATGTATTACATTTACCGGATAGGTATGCTGGAGAGAGTAGCAGTTAAGGCAGATCCTGTAATAGGCCCTTGTGTATTACGAGGAGTCATTACTGATACATCTTATGATGCATTGCGTACACAGATGGATATTCCTTGCTGTAAAGATGTGTATTATACGATCTATAGAAAGTTCTTCTGGCTTTTAGATAAAGCAAGACATTAGCGGAAAAATCCCTTTCTATAATGAACAGGAGTGGTTCCTGTTCAGAAAGGAAAGAGGTGATTTATATGTTAATGAATAGAAAAGAATTACTTACTTGGTTAATAAACAAAGGACGTATTGAGGAAGAAACCTATATTAGCATCGATAGACATGTAAACAGAGATGCATTATATACACCTATGAAATATGAAGGTATATATGAATGTATTGGTAAGTATACAGTCTGGGATGAAGTAGGTGGAGTTGCTTCAGACGGACGAGTGTACAAACCTTGTAAGGGAGGAACACTTGTATTTGAAGTATAAGTCATTTAGGCCATTGGATTATTCTGATGGTCTAAATTTTTTCTCAATAAATAACGCGTGTTTTTCTTACTATATTATGAAGGGTAATAGGGCCCTTCACGATTAAAAGAAAGAGGTAAATATTATGTTAAGAGACGAATTATATTTGAGAGAGACAATTAAAAGATTTAACGAGCAGGGTCTTGTATGTGACTGTGACGATGAATCTCGTAAAGAAATAGTTCTGTTAGCAAATAACATGATGCGCATGCTTGGTTTCGATAAGAAAGATTATCGAATCAAGTTTGATCGCACATATCATTGCGGACAGATGTTCGAAGAGGTTTCATTGGTACATACCATTTAAGAAATCCTGAGGGGCAATCATTTCGATTGCTCTCTCTTTTTCTTTAGTTTATATTTCTATTCCTATAATGGCAAATAGTGCCGTTTAAAAGGAGGAAACTATATGTTTGAAAATCGAGCAATTGAAGGTATACATATTTCAAGATATGTAGTGTCATGGGTAAAAGAAGGTGGTAAGTTAAATTACACGTTTAAAGAATGGTTAAGATCTTTAACTATTAATGGACGAAAGCTTACAGAGGATGACATCCGTGATATTTACAATTTTGGAACAAATGGAAAGTTGGAATTAGAAACCGATGCAAAACAGTTTCTGAAGGGGTCTTTATGATCCCTTTCTTTTTCGTTTATATTTCTCTTCCTATAATGGACGGTAGGTCCAGAAAGGAGTTTATCATGAGTAAAATGGGAGATTATGTAATACTCATTGGAGAGATGTATCAGAAGAGACATCCCGAGAAAACTTGGGATCAGGTCATGGATGATATTTGTTTCAAAGATGAGACAGCTGAGATCCGAGAGCTTTCTGATAAAGCTTTCAAAAAGATAACAGGAAAGGAGCCCTAATTCTAGGGTTCTTTTCTTTTCGCTTTTATTTCTCTTCCTATAATGGACGAGAGGTCCGGAAAGGAGATATCACTATGGAAAAAGTAATGGAAGTGTATTTCGGTATTAGCATTTTTGTAGTATGGGCAAAGGTAATGTTAATAATCTATATGAAAGTTAAACATCATGCAGTATTTATAAATAAGAATGTATTGATGCTTGAATTTGCAATAGACTTAATAGCATGGCCGATTTGGCTTACTACAATAGTATACACATTTACACACTATAATGCTTTTCAAGGAGCAGTAAAATGGGTATCAAAACAAATAGAGATAGAAGATGTACCATATGACGAGTACATTAAACCGGAGGATGAGTCCCTAGAGTAATCTAGGGCTCTTCTTTTTCGTTTAAATTTCTACTTCCTTAATGGAGGGCAATAGGGTCCTTCACGATTCAATTTAAGGAGGTTTATGATGGTTGAAAGTAATTTCAAATGGAAGAACGATTGGTCAAAAGTAGCAGAATTATTAACTAAAATTGGAGATGTAGTAATGGCACATGATCGATATCATGCTTTAGAAAAGTTTGATAAAGATTATGGGAAATATATGGACTACACTACAGTTGGTAGTGATTCTAAAGCTTATGATCGGCAGTTCGCACAAACAATCAATACACTAATTGAAGAGTATGTAAGAGATGAGGAGTCCTAATCTAGGGCTCTTCTTTTTCGTTTAAATTTCTACTTCCTTAATGAAGGAGGTACGAATTATGAGTACATATAACGATAAATTAAAGAAATATATTGGTTCAAATGCAGCGAAAATATCGTTGGCAGCAGTAATAGCGTTTCCAGTATACTATGCAAAACTTACAGGAACAAATGGGCAACCTGAGATAAAAGAAGAAAAACAGGTTAGTCCCAAAAGGAAGACATGTAAGAAATGTAGGAAGTATAGTGACTATTATGACACTTATTATGATTGGATGCCACAAGCTACAGAATCAAGAATAATGGATGCTTATAATGAGTACAAAGAGAGTGGGCTTTTATAGTCTGCTCTCTTTTCTTTTATCGCATTCGCGAAAAATTCTTGCCCCTTAATGGAGCGTAGATAAGATGGATTTAATTTAGATTTTTTCATTTTTTGTTCCTTTCTATAAAGAGACTATTAGAGAAATCTAGTGGTCTCTTTTTTTATTCGCGAAAAATTCTTACCCCTTAATGAGGATAATAGAAGAGTGATAGACGTTTGGGGCTATGTTAAGCGACAAAGGAGTGGTTCTAGAGAAATCTAGGGCTATTCCTTTTTATATTTTCAAAAGTGAAAGGAGAAACAGAAGTGGACATTATTAGTTTCAGCAGTGCAGTAGCACGAAACATCACCAGCAGATTCATCAACAAGGCGATCGAGAAAAAGACAGGGATTAATCCCGGTGTAAAACTCAATCGCTTTGAACTTAAGTCCGGAGGAACTGCTAAAGCGGATCTCTCTATAGAGATGCCAAGTGAACAATTTGAACAGATATTGGGGGTGATATTTGATGATGAGTAAAGCAGAAATCGGATTAATAATTCTGATCATTTATTTGTTTATTGGAACAATCTTATGGCTTATCGGTATGAAGTCATTTGGAGGATTATCAGCATACAGAGAGTATTTGGATGAAGAAGGCACCCATGCACCTATATGGTTTATATTCCTGGTGTTCGTCATCATATGGCCAGCATATTTAAGATTAAGGAGGGATTAAGTATGCATATAGAGTTTCAGAACGAAGCAAAAGGTGAATACAACAACATCAAAAAGATCACCGTTAACAATGAACTTGAGCGTGATATTCTCAGACTCGCAATTACAGAATTCGATAAGCAGGATCGTAAGTCGAAGAAGACTACTTATTGCGAGGGTGAGTTAGTGACCGTCATCTCAGATAACTGCAGGTTACCAACAGGCACATTATGCGCAGTAATGTATGTCTCAGAACTTGCAACGCCGGAAGCAGATCCTAACAACCCAGTTTATTCCTATTATATTCGGAATGTGGAAAGTGAGTATTGCTGCTGGGCAAGGGAAGACCAGATCAAGGGGGTGATCTAATGAACATGCAGGCAATCAGAAGAGAGGTAATGGATATGTATCCTAATGCAACCTGGCATCGCAAAGTACACCATATGAGAGATGACCAGGTTTTTGCTATCTACAGATGTCATCAGGAGCGTAAGAACAAAACCCAAGAGAATTATCAAAAAGCTTTAGATGAACTTAAAGAAGAACCAAAGGAAGACTGGAACTTCTGTAACTCGAATCATCAGATCGATATTTGGGAATGGCTTAATGATAAGGAGGTCACAAATGAAACTTAACATTCTCGATGTACTATTCGGAGCAGCAGTTGGAATAATCTTGGTAGGAATCATAGCCATGTATATGGTAGATGCTCACTCAGCCAAGATCGGTGATATTTATTCAGAACGAGACATACAGGTCGTACCTGAGCCAGTAACTATCGTAGAAGTCTCAATAGAACCTAAATGTATTCAAGGATTAGCACAAGGCGATCCAGTAGAGATCCCGGTTAAACAAGTCTATGTGAAGCCATCAACCAGACAGCTAACCAAATCAGCAGGTAGAGTAATGGGACCTACAAACGAAGAAACCTATTACAACCTACCAATGGAGAGAGTCATACAGTCAATGCGAAACAGGGGGTATTCCGAAGAGGATTATCCCTTTTATATTCGTGAGGATGGAGTAAAGATGCTTGGTGACTTCGTCATGGTCGCAGCAGATCTAGACCTTCATCCTAAGGGAACCGTTGTTCAGACTTCTGTAGGCCAGGGTCTGGTCTGTGATACAGGAGAGTTTACGGAGGATATTTATGATGTCGCAACAAATTGGTGATTTGATTAGCCGTGAAGATACACTTACCGCTTTTGCTGATTATGTTGGAAGTGGTATGAGTATGAACGATTATGATGCGCTATACGATATTGTTCTTAAAATGCCACCAAAAGATCGATCAGTACAAGCCGTGTCGATAGATGTACTTGATGAAATAAAAGCTGAACTACACGCAACCGCAGAAATGCATGGAGATGGTGATTATTATTTGCGTGAGGAATGGATTGACGAGATTATCGATAAGTATAAACAACAGGAAAGCGAGGAAGAATGAAAATGTCAGATAAACTTATAGTAACATTCGATAAAGCTGATAATGGAGATGATGCAGTATTACTTGTAGCTAGGGAGATTGTCGATCCTATGATAGAAACTAGATTAGAGGTTATTGCTAATTTCACTAGTGATGAAGCTATTGCAACTTATAATTTTCTTACAGGAAAGTGAGGAGGGATCATAATGATAGCTCGTCAATGTGATAGATGTGGGGAATTTATAACAGAAGACCTTACAAATAAACTCAAGGTAGCTATGTTACAGAAAAAATACCCAATAATACCGATGAAGTTTGAAGAAGCTGATCATAGTTATAACCGAGTTCAAGCAGATCTATGTGGGTATTGCACTATGTCTTATATGGAATGGTTTGAAACCGGTGGAAAGGAGGCTCACCAAAATGAGATACCTATGGATAGTAATACTAGTGCTATTTGATGGGGCTTGGTTAGGAGTAACAGCATTGAACATTAAGGACTGCATTACAGAACGAGATATTGATTGTCTCGAACCGTTTGCAGTTCTTTGTATTGTGTTCAACTTTGGTGGACTATTCATAGCAAGTTTTATTCAATGGCTCAATTACAAAGCACAACAATTACCTTAATTATATTTGAAAGGAGACTTCACCATGTCACAAAAATCTCATAGAATGGACCCTGCTTGGCACTATTTCCAGGAGAAACAAATGAAACACCGAGTTGCCTATCTTAAGGATCAGGCGATCTATAAGGACTATCCTGAGAATGCTGCTGAATGGAATTTCTACGATGTAGAAAAAGACTGGGAGATGATAAGGAAACTTACTCTCCATATGCTTGGAAGAACTATGGTTGACCAGCTTACAGATCAGGAGATCCCTCTTGCAATCCAGATAGCGAATAGCATTACAAATACTATATTTGACAATCTTGATTCCATCGGCCATAGCAAAGCAGAAATAGAAAGGAGACTTCACCAAAATGAGGAAGATTAAAATTCCAAAGCCGGAAATTCCCGGTGGGTACATTACCAGAAACATTTCCAAAACCTTCTTGTCATCTACACCTATAATCGCTTGGACACATACATTCCACAAGCCTTATGCAGATGATTGGAAGGAAGCAAAAGAGAAAGCAATAGAGCACTGCCGGTCAAGCG